TCCCCGCCGACGGCGACCACGGCTATGCCGTTGGCGTCCGCGCTGGCCTGATGCCGCGCCTGCGCTGCGATAGCGCCCGCGACCTCGTCGGCCATCTGTCCGATGGTCGCTATCAGGCGGAAGCCAGTGCCAGCGGCATTGTGATAGGCCAATAACTGCTATAATCTGCACATAACACAGCGCGAGCCCGCGCCACCGGAATGAAGCGCAGGCCCGCAAGATGAGGAAGTCATCTCAATGAACACTATACCACAAACGCGCGTGATCGCCCTCGCCAATCAGAAAGGCGGGGTGGGTAAGACAACAAGCACCCTCAACCTGGGGGCCGCGCTGGCCTCCCGCGGGCGTCGCGTGCTCTTGATCGACCTCGATCCTCAGAGCAATCTCACCATGGGTCTGGGAGTCAATCCATACGAAGAGCGCCACACCGCCTACCACGTGCTGCACAACGCCGCTGAACAGAGCGCTGCGTTTGCCGTTATGCACGTGCATGAGTGCCTCGATCTGATCCCCGCGACGCTCGACATGGCCGCTGCCGAGATCGAGCTTGCCGGGGCGATCTCGCGGGAGAGCTTACTCCGCCGGGCACTGAGTGAGATCAAAGGCGATTACAATTACATCCTGATCGACCCGCCGCCTAGCCTCGGGCTCTTCACGCTCAACGCGCTGGCTGCCGCCACGGAGGTACTGATCCCGTTGCAGCCACAGCCCTACGCGATGAAAGGCATGGGGCAGCTCCAGAAGACTATTAAACACATGCGGCAGGTGAACGGCAGCCTCCGGATCGGCGGGGTGCTGCTCACGATGGTGCAGCACAACAACCTGAACGCGGCACTGATCGATAAGATCCGCGCGTCGCCACTGGCGGCGCTGGTCTACCAGACGACGATCCCGCAAAACGTGAGATTGGCAGAAAGTTCTGCCAGCGGGAAGCCGATCATAGAGTATGATGCAAGCAGCACCGGCGCCGCGGCCTATGCGGCGCTGGCAGAGGAGATCGACCATGGCGCGGCGTGATATGTCCGGGTTGCTCGCATTCAACGACGACATGCAAGAGTTCGCAGGCGAGGGCCTCGCAGGGATGATCAAGCGACGCGACCCGTCGCAGATCGTGATCGGCACTGAGGATGCATTGAGCTCCGACGAGCAGATCGAACTGGAGGAATGCGAAGGGGCGATCGACCGCGGGATCAAGGCATTTTTTGAGGCGGGCCAGGCGCTTGCTCGGATCCGCGATCTGCGGCTCTATCGGGTAGAGTATCGGACGTTTGAGGACTATTGTCAGCAGCGGTGGAGGATGGAACGTGCTCATGCCTATCGCCTGGTTGAGGCTGCTGCTGTCTACGGGAATTTGTCTCCCATGGGAGACATTTTACCAGCCAACGAGCGCCAGATCCGACCCTTGACGCGGCTCGATCCTGACCAGCAGCGCGAGGCGTGGGAACAGGCCGCGCTCACCGCGCCCAACGGGCGGATCACCGCGGCACACGTTGATCGCGTGGCGAATGACCTCTACCCGCGGGAGCGGGAGCCAGGGCCCGCGCCAGCCCTCCCTGCACCGGCAGAGATGCCCGCCGATCTGACACCTGAACAGCACGAGATCCGCCGGTTGCAGCAGGCAGAGCAGGCACTCAGGGCGGCCTATGATGCCGCGATCGAGCGGGCCCAGGATGCCGAGCGGCGCCTTGAGACCACGCGCCAGGCTCTTGAGGCGATGCGCCGACGGGCGATCGAGGCCGAGACGCAGCTCGAAGTCGAGCAGCAAAAGGTCGAACGACTACAGAAGGGAGAGACAACATGAGGATTAAGCGAGAAGTCGCTATAGCTGAACTTTATCTAATGTCAATTAGGTAAAGCAGAAAAACCATGATCGACCTCACTCCGACAATCACCAGTTGGCTCAACAGCAAGGCGGCGCGCAGTAATTCGCGACGCACGCCCGAGGTGTACGAGTCGACGCTGGATAGCTTTCGGGCGTGGCTGGCCCCGCGGGGGCTGGCGCTCGATAGCGCCGCGCCCGAGCTGGCGCGCGCGGCGCAGGCGTGGGCCGGGCACCGGGTGATCGACGGGCAGGCGCAGGCCAGCCCGACGCCGCCGATCGCACCGGCGACCTATAACCAGCGGCTTGCAGTCGTGAGCAGCTTCTATGATTTTGCGATCCGATCGGGCGCACTGGAGAGCAACCCGATCACGCAGGTAGCGCGGGCGCGCGCGCACCCCTACGCAGATAGCCAGGCACTTGATAGTGCCGATCTGCGCGCGCGGCTGAAAGCGATCGACCGGGCCGCGCTCGAAGGGAAGCGCGATTATGCGCTGCTGCTGCTGGCACTTACCACAGGCCGCCGCCGCGCGGAACTTGCCGCGCTCCGCATGGGCGATCTGTGGATATCGGGCGCGCGCGTGCGCGTGACATGGCGCCGCTGCAAGGGCGGCAAGGTGATGCATGACAGCCTGCCGCCGAACGCCGCCGCGGCGCTGCTGGACTGGCTAGGATCCTACTACGGCGCCGATCTGGCAGCGGCGCCTGCCGACGCGCCCGTCTGGGTGAGCCTCGCGAATAACGCACGGGGGCGCAGGTTGGGGCTGATGGGGATCACATACATCGTGAAAGAGCGCCTCGGAACAACCCACGTGCATGCGTTGCGGCACACGTTTGCGCACACGATGCATCAGCAGGCAGGCGCCGATCCGCGCGCGGTGCAGGCCCGGCTGGGGCATTCCAGCCTGGAGACCACACAGCGATATTTAGAGGCTCTGGAGAGCGCAGAGAACCCCTACGCGGCTGCGCTCGATTCATTTTGGGAGGATGGGACATGAACATAGGTGATCGGGTAGAGTGCACTACATCATATAGCCACGGAGGGGATCATGAAATTCAACCCTAATTTTCTCAACACAACCGCACACGCGCTGCGTCTGGTCGAGACAGACGTGGAAAACAACACGTTCATTTATGACGACGCAGTAACATTCCCCGATGGCCCATACGTTGGATGCTGTCAGACACTCCGGCAGGCATATGTGTTTGGCGAGCAATCAAACATCATTAGCCGCTATAGCGTGGATATCCTGGATAGTAATGGTGACATTATCCAGGAGATAAGTTTGAGCAAATTGCAGTTTGACGCCTTGCGTCGGGCGCTGGTTATTTAGACAACACAAAGCGCGGCAGACCACAGAGAGGATAAAACATGAACATAAATGAATGGAACAGGAACATAGGTTCATGGGACATGAACATAGGTGATCGGGTAGAGTACACCACGTCATGTGGCGGTGCTGGCTATGGTCGAATTGTTGAGATATTCACATCGTCATTGGAGCGGATCGGCCCGAGTTTGCACAAGGAGGGCGAGCAATGGGCAGTCATTGCAACCGAAGACTTCCGCGAGCCTCAGACAGAACGCCCGTTGTGGAGTTTGCGGGTAGTGGATGATGATTTTTACCCTGCGTGGTGGGGACGGGGGCAGACACATATTTCTGAGGAGGATACATGAGAGCACTTCTTCTGATGCTGGCTTTGTCTGCGCTCCTGGTGAGCGCATGCGGCGGGGTTGCGTCGCGCTTCCAGGTCGAGTCGGTCGAAACGACATGGGTAATACATTACTCGATCTGGGCGCCTCAGGTTGAGGTACTGGTACACAATCCCAACAGCGGCGATCAGTATGCGCTGTTGCGTGCCGTGTTCTATGACGATGAGGGAGTCATAACGACCGAAGATCAAGAGCTTGTGACGATCCCCGGCGGCGATCGGGCGCGCGTGACACTGATCGGGCGCGAGGGCTACAGGTCTGATTATGTGTTCCTAGAAATGCAGGATGATGCAGACATGTGGCGCTATGCCTTGCAGGCACAGTACAGATCGGGTGAGGAGTGGGAGACAATCCAGGAGGGCATCGTGCAGATCCCTGAGGTGTATCAGGAATGATGTGCTACAATATGCCCCATAGCGGCGTGGAGCAGCGGTAGCTCGTCGGGCTCATAACCCGAAGGTCGCGGGTTCGATCCCCGCCGCCGCAACCATTGCCAATGGCACGTTTTCGCCTCATGGCATCCGGCGACACCTGCCCAAGTGGTGTGACAGCCCGGAGAGACGGGTACACGTTTGGGGGTAATGCAGCGTGGTACGCTCCCGGCCATGCCGGGGTTCGAGGGTTCGACTCCTTCCCCCTGAACCAGCCTAAAACTATCGTAGTTCCGAGGGTGGGGGTAATGCTGGCCCGTGGTGAATATCGGAATAATGCGGCAGACCGAACGGTAGCGAGCGCGAAATGAAAGCACGCGGCGGCCTGGCGGCAGATCCAGGCATGGAAGGTTCGCCTTCGATCGCGGCACATCTCCGGAGGTGTGCCGCTTTTTCGTGCCCACAAGAACCTCTCAATTGTGCATTGTATTGACAGATCCGCACAGAGAAGCTATAGTATGAATTAACGGGAGTGCCCCGGCCTATTCAGGTCGGGGTTTTTGCGTGTTCAAAAGGCGGGTCTATGAGCGAGTGCATGATCTGGCATGTGCCACTATCAAAAGCCTACACGACGACCGACCGCGGCGAGAAGCAATACATCCTCGAAGGTATTGCCTCGGATGAGCAATCGGATCAGCAGGGCGAGCAGGTGATCCAGCGCGGCATGGATTTTGCTCCGCTGCTGCGATCGGGCATCATCAACTGGGATCACAAAGACGGGCCCGAGAATATCATCGGCGAGCCGCTGACTGCCGAGATCAAAAAAGGCTCATTCTGGGTCAAGGGTCGGCTCTATGTTGAGAGCGTCGATCGCGCCCGATCGGCGTGGGAACTTGCCCAGGCTATGGAGGCCAGTGGCGGCAAGCGTCAGTTAGGGTGGAGCGTGGAAGGCGAGGTATTGCAGCGCAGCGGACGCCAGATCACGCGATCCGAGGTGCGGAACCTGGCACTTACCCATCAGCCGGTGAACGGCAACACGTGGGCGGCCATTGCCAAGAGCATGGCCTCCTCAACCGCTCCCGCGATCGAACTTGAAAACCTCGACCAGACCATCACCAGCGTGTTGTGGGGGGATTGCGCGCCGGGCAAGGCGTGCTACAACCGGAACGGCACATTCAAACAGGGCCGTGGGGGCATGCTCAAACATTTGCACCTCTGCAAGGGCATGCCGATCGACGCGGCCAGCGCGCTGATCAAGCGCTTGATAGATAGTGGACTGAAGTAAGGAGAAACCCTTATGAATGAACTAGAGCGGGCGCTCGCTGACCTGAACGCATACGGGCAGGGCGTCACCCCGGAGCAGCTGGAAAAGGCCGTGAAAAATGCCATGAAGGGCATGAAGAAGGCCGATGACGACGAGCCGCCAGAAGACGAAGACATGGACGAAGAAGAGACGGGCGAAGAAGAAGGCGACGAGGAAGACGAGGATCAGCCCGTCGCCAAAAGTCGCGCGAAGAAGAGCACCCGGGCCCGCAAGGGGCAGGATGACAACGATGACGACGACTATGGAGACGACGACGACGGCGACGAGGAAGACGAGGATCAGCCCGTCGCCAAGGGCCGCAAGCAGAAGGGCCGCCGCGCGCCGAAGATGACCAAGGCAGACGAAGACTACGGCGATGATGAGGACTTTGAAGACGACGACGACGAAGAAAACGACGACGAAGACGAGGAGCCGCCAGCGCAGCAGACGAAGAGCAAGAAGTCATGGGGCGCCTATGACGATGCGGGCGATCAATTTCTGAAATCGTGGCTCCTCGATGACGACGGCGATCCCACGCCTGAGGCTGATGTCGTCGAGGTGTCGGACGTGCTTCTGACTATGAGCGATGCGTTTGCCAAGAGCCTGAGCGGGCTACAAAAGCAACTCGGGCCCGCGCAGGAGACCGCCAGCCTGGTCAAGTCGCTGGCGCAGGCACAGATCGCCGTCGCGAAAGAGCTACGCGCGATCCGGAAGCGGCTCGATCAACTTGATGAACAGCCCGCAGGATCGCCCTATCCGGGCATGATGTTCAGCAAGAGCCTGCCGAACGGCAGCAACGGGCGCAGGCTCACCAAGAGCCAGTGGAGTAGCGCGCTGGTGATGGCAGCCAGCGCTGGCCACATCGATCGGGATCGGTACACGTTTCTGGCGGGTTCGCTCGATACTCTGGGGCCGACAGGGATCGATCCGCTATTGGATGATCAGGAGCGGCAGCTCATTCATGGCTACGCCGCGGGAGGTGTAAACTGATGAATCAGGTGAATCGGGCGCAACTCATGCAGATGATGCAAGAGGTGCTCGCCAAACAGAACAGCGGCCAGCCCGCGCGGCTGGTGAAGAGTTTCGACCAGATCGCCCGCGATAGCTACCCCCGCGAGCGGGGCGGGTTTACCGGCGACAAGGCCGTGCAGTCACTCCAGAGCGAGATCAACGCGCTCCGCAAAAGTGCAACCACCGGAACTACCGAGCCGATCCGGCTGGAAAACCTCGATCCGACGCTAACCGAGGTGCTCTTTACCGAGAGCTGGATCAAGCTGTTCAATGCGGTGCCGCGTGTCGCCAGCAAAAACCGGCTGTACGAGTACAACCGCAAGATGGACTACGGATCGATCCGCGGCACCGCGGGGTTTGTCGAAGGCGGCGCGCCGCAGGGATCGACCGCCACCTATCGCCGCGACACTGCCGAGATCCGCTACCTCGGCGAGCGGGGCGGCGTCACGCACCAGTTGAGCGCAGCGGGCGCCGCCGGTGGGACGCAGCTCGATCCGACAGCGGAGGAAAACCGCAACACGACGATCCGCCTGTTGAGCAAGGTCGAGCGCGGCATCGTGAACGGCGATAGCCGGATCCATGACACGTCCGGGCAGGTTGTCAACTATGATGGGATCAGGCGCCAGATGGAGTCACAGGCCAGCACGCATGTCATCGACATGCGCGGCGCGCCCATGACGTTCGATACGCTTGAAACGCTGGCCTATAACCTCTTCACCGAAGGGAAGCTCCTGGGTTTCGATCGGCTGCAAGGCTTCGCATCGCCGTTTGTCCGGAAACACTTCGCGTCGCTGATCCTCCACACGGAGCGCTCCGTGCTCAGCGAAACAGGTAAGGGAATGCTCGTCCCGGGCACCCCGTTCAAGGGCTATCAGTCGCAGTTCGGCTTCATTCCGATCGACGATTCGATTTTCCTGGAGGATGTAGAAGGCTCGCAGCCGCTTTCTGCTCCCGACGTGGGGGCGCCCGATCAGATCGCGGAGAACGCGGTTACGGCGGTCGCGAGCGATGCATCGGCACTCACCAAACTGGAGGCAGGCACCTACTACTACTGGGTTGCTGCCTTCAATATGAGCGGCGAAAACGTAGCCCGCGTCTGCGCCAGCGCCCCCACCGCGGGCGATGGGCAGCAGGTGACGATCACCGTCACCAGCCAGCCCACCGGGGCCACGGGCTACCGCATCTATCGCGGCATCAGCGACGATCTGAGCAGCGCCCGCTGGATTGCGACGATCCCGAAACCTGGTGCAGGCAACCCCGAATACATCGATCAAGGACAGGTTATCCCTGACACAGGCACGGCGATCTTCTTCAACGCGGATCCGCAGGACATTGCGATCGCCCAACTCGCACCGCTAACCAAGTGGCCGCTTGCGGTGGTAAATACGACAGTTGAATTCCTGCTGCTGCTCTATCACACGCTGGTGATCAAGGCGCCCGAGCGGGTGTATGTCTACAAAAACATTGGCCGCACCAGCAGCGAGGGCTAACAATGGAACTGCATTCCGCCTATCATAGCCGCGTGAATTTCACGCACGATCAGCAGCACTATGACGTAACGCTGCCCGTCGAGATCGGGACGGGCAGCGGGCAGGTACCGAAAGCGGCGGCGGATGCCCTGATCGCCCGCCGCCGCGCCGCGGATGAATACTATCTGACAGGCGAGCCAGAGCCGCCGAAACAGGCCGCGCCGCCTGCGGACGCGCCCGAGGAAACCGCCGAGGAACCGCCGGAAGGCGACGACAGCAGCAGCACGCGCAGCCGCCGGAGGCGCTCATGATCGCGCCCGATCTGGTGGTCAAGCAGCACGTGGATGCGTGGCTCGCACAGATCCGCGCCCGGCCCGGGCATATTGATGATATTTTCGCCGAGCTTACCGAGGCGACCCGGGCCGAAATTAAGACCTACATGGCGAGTGCTGAGATCCAGACCCGACTCGGGTGGACGATGCACGCGCCGACGATGCCGATCATAGCGATCACCACGAAGGCCGAACAGGAGAGCATGCAACTGATCGGCAGTCATCCGGGCGATCAGGAGATCGGCGGCCAATGGCTGCCAGCCCACCGCGTGGATGGCGCTGTGTACTACGAGGCCATGACCACGCAGTTTTCAGGTGGGGTGGACGTGGCGATCTATGCGCTCAATCCGACCGAAACGGTGTGGTTAGTCGTCATGGTCAAATGGGTCTTGATGGTCGCTCGGAAGGATATGGAAGACATCGGCATGGTCGAGCAACTGTTGAGCGTGACTGATTTCATGCCCGCGCCTGACTATCCACAACCTGATCCAGCTTACACGCGCGTCGTGTCCATGCGGTATACCACCTTTGTCGATGCAACGCTTGAGGATCACGACGGCGCGAGCCTGATCGATCCGAGTGATGTACTGGTGATCAATACGGAGGATCCGAGCAGTGAATAAGAAGAAGAGTGAAGACACCGCAACGACTGAAGAGGCCACCACGACCGAGGCCGCGCCGGAGGGTGCCACGACCGCGCCGGAGGCGTACACCGGCCCGACCGCGCGCCTTGCCCCTTCATCCGCACCACGAACCGCGCCCGAGCGGCAGGTGAATGTGGCAGATTGGGCCGCGACAAAAATGGAACGACGCGAGATCGGCGGGCAACTGGCCTATGCGTTTGTGCAGGGCTACCCTACCGATACCGCCACCCCCAGCGAGCTGGAGCAGGCGCTACAGGCGTTTCGCTCCCGCCCTATAAAGGAGTAGTGACTCATGCCAGTTCAGGCTGCGGGGCGCCTGCTTGTTGCGCCCCAGACCGTTTCTGTGGTGATTGATGATCTGACGCTCGGGTCATCATCTACCACATCCAGCGTGATCGCGCTTGTTGGCACCAGCGAGGGCGGCACGCCGCGCGAATGGACATATTGCAACAGCTACAATCAGGTACGTGATCAGTTTCGCGGGGGCAACCTCGTGGAGCTGGCGCAGCGGCTTTACAGTCCCGCCGCCGGGGAGCCGGGCGCGAACCGGGTGCTGGTCTATCGCGTTGATCTCGGGGTGCAAGCGAGTGCGGTGATCCAGGATGCGGCGACAACTGACACCGTGATCGATCTGGTTTCGCGCGACTATGGCGCGCATACCAACCAGATCCAGGTCAAGATCGAGGCGGGCTCAAGTGCAGGCTACAAGGCCGGCGTCAAGGGCCCGGATAGTACGCTCGTGACCTCGAAGGATAACATTCAGCGCGCTATGCTGAGCGTGCAATACACCGGCAGCGGCACGACCGCGACGATCACCGTCGCCAGCACCGGCGTGACCACAACCATCGACGCGACGCCCACCGAGTACACCTTTGCCACCTATGGCACGGTACAGGCGATCGCCGATGCCCTGATCGCCACGGGCGACTATGCGATCAGCGTGATCGGGAGTGCCGACGCTGCCAGCAGCACGCTGGATTTTGTCACGGATGCGAACATCAAGGCCAGCGCGCAGACGCTCACGGCGCACAACCAGGCCGTGATCGATTGGCTCAACACCGAAACCTCGCTGGTCACTGCCACGCGCGGCGCCGCGGCACACGCCGGGAAGGCACTCGAGGACATGGCGGCCTTCCGCTACCTCACCGGCGGATCGTCGGGCGGCGCGGTCGTGACAGACGATTATGACAACGCGCTTTCAGCACTGCAAGGCGAGCATTGCGACATTGTGTGCACAGATAGTGCCGACGCTGCTGTGCACGCGCTGGTGAGCGCGCATTGTGTACTGATGAGCCAGACGGGCGCGAACCGCGAGCGGATCGGTGTGGCTGCCGGGGGCAGCGACGTAGCCGACGCGATCAGCCGGGCCCAGGCGATCAACAGTGAGCGCATGGTGCTTGCCTATCCGGCACTCAAGGACTACAACAGCGCGGGCGAGCTGGTCACGCTGGGCGCGGCGCACACCGCCGCGGCAATCGCGGGACTGATCGCCGGATCGCCGATTTCGGAGCCGATTACGCGCAAGAGCGTGCGCTGTGTGGGCCCCGCGGTCAAGCTCTCGCCGTCGGATATTGATGATCTGCTGCTCGGGGGTGTACTGCCGATCGAGGTGTATCGCACCGGCGGCGCGCGCGTTGCTCAGGGCATCCTCACTCGCAGCGACGGCGCGAACGCGATGCAGCGGGAGATCAGTAGCCGCCGCGCCGCGGATGTCACGGTCGTCAGCGTCCGGGATCGGCTGGACTCGCAACTCGTCGGGGTGGCTTCAGGGCCGCTCTACGCGCAGCAGGCGATCAGTATGACCAATTCAGTGCTCAATCAGTTGACGAACGAGGGGATCCTCGTTGGCGATAGCAGCCAGCCCGCCTACAGCGACGTAAGCGCAGAGATCAGCGGCGAGCTGCTCACGGTTTCGTTTCGGGCCAGCGTCGTCACACCCGGAAACTACGTGATCGTCCGGGCCACGTTGGGCGCCTATAGCGCATCATAAGGAGGAGTCATGCCACGCGAACACACCATGGTGCGAACCGGAAACCATTTGCGTATCACCATGGACGGGCAAACTGTTGGCCTGATGCAGTCGATCGATTGCTCAGATGACTACGGAGTCGAGCCACAAAGCGGGATCGGGGATATCCACGTGAAGGAGTATGTCCCTACCGTGGCACGGCACACCTTGCAGACCAACTTCGCCGTGCTCAAAAATGAGTTGCTAGTAGAGAAAGGCTTCGTTCCGGGCAATGGAGACGACGCCCTGCGGGGGCTCGTTTTTGATGTGGAGATCTTCGACACCCGCGAAGGGAAGCTGGTCAAGAAATACCGCAATTGCACGTATGCATCCGGTTCAGCGCAATTCCAGGCGCACCGGACAATCATGCGGAATGCCACCTTTATGGCATTGGACACCGAAGGCGATATGTAGCCGCCGGATGAGGGATGCACGCCCCGTCGCACTGGCGGGGCGTGTGGTGTGAACAAGGAGCCTCATGGAAACCTTTAACGTCACCACGCCCGCCGGAACCTTTACCTTTGCGGGCGATCTGACTATCCGCGAACGGATCCGCCTGCGCCCGCTGGCAGAGGAAATCTACGGCGGGCCTATCCCCGAGGGGGACAGCAATTTACACGCCGATCTGGCGTTTGTGCTGGCCGAACTGCAAACCGCCTGCCGCCAGGCGCCCGCCGGGTGGGACTGGGAAAAACTCACCGATGTGGCCGCGCTTGTCCAGGTCTGGGAGGGCTACCAGAGCAACGGAGCGACGTTTCGTGCGGGAGTGGACGCGCACGAAACGCCAGCGAGCGCATGAGGCCGCGCGGGGCGTTGATTTCTGGTTTCGCCAGCATTACCAGCTCCCGCCGTCCGATCCGCGCTATCTGGACACGACCGCATTACAACGCCTCGATGAGTTCTATACGCATCAGGCATACCAGCGGATGATCAAGGGCGAATCGACCACGGAGAGCTACCAGACCGATCTGGATGAAGAGGGCCTGCTATCGGAGTTGGACGATATTGACGGGGATGCGTGGGAAGACATCCCGGCAATGCCTGAGGATATCATGAGCGAGATCGATAGGCTCTAATATGCCGAATATCGACATTGAAGTAAAGGGACGCGCCGATCTGCGCGGCCTGCTCGATAGCCTCAAGCAGGCCGGGAAAGAAGGCGAAGGGCTGCGCGGCATCCTTGAAAGGGCCGGGCGGCAGATCCGCGAGCTCGGCAGCGCGCGCACGGGGCAAGACCTGACGCAGGCGCTATCCAAGGCGCGTGAAGAGGTCGATCGCCTCGAAAAGGAGATCGACGCGGGCGGCGGCGGCTTGCCCGAGCTGAACAAGCAGCTTGAGGAGGCGCGCGCGAACGTCACAAACCTGGAAGGCCAGATCGAGCGCAGCGACGACACCCGCGGCGGTCTGGGAGGCCAGATCGGCGGCTTTGCCCAGCAGAACCTTGGGCGCCTTGCAACACTTACCGCCGGGGGCCTTGGCGCGGGCGCGATGTACAGTCGTGTCGCCGGGGGCCTCGAATCCTACCGCGAGCATATCAAGATCCTCGATGACGAAGCGCGCGCCGTCAAGGCGTTAGGCCGCTCGTATGCCGAATACCGCGATGAAGTGCTTGCCGCGGGCCGCGCACATGGCTTCCACAACGACCAGGTGATCGCGCTCAATCGGATGATCGCCCGCACCGAGGGCCGCGCCGGTGCCGAAGGCGTTGCCGATCAGGTGCAGGTGCAGGCAGGCTTCGCGCGCGCCTATGGTATGGATCTGATGGAGTCGGGCGGCTACTTCCGTGGCGCTGCCCAGATGGGAATCACGTCCGGACGGAACGCGCAACTTGAGCCGCGCCAGTTTGCGGCACTGATCGCCGACGCGGTGAGCGCGGGCGAGATGCAAGGCCGCGAGGGAGAGGTGATCGGGGCGATCACGGGCCTGACCCAGACCATGAGCAGTCGCCTGCTCACCCCAACCGGCACCGACACCGCCGCCGCGGCGCTGGCGACACTGAATGCAACCGGCATCCGGGGCATGCAGGGGCAGCAGGGCGCTGCGCTGCTGGGGCAAATGAACCAGGCGATCACCAATCCGCAAGGCGAGGCGGCGGAGCTGTTCATGTACCGCACGCTCGCAGGTGGGGAGCCGGGCGCGCTTTCGCTGGCACAGTACGAATACCTCAAAGAGGAGGGGCTTGCAGGCACGGGCCCCACCGGCAAGAGCAACTTGCAGGCGGTCATGGAGTCCGTGAGCCAGATCGACCTGCCTGAAGAATACCGCCTGATGGCAGCCAGCAAGCTCACGGGCCTGTCAATGCATCAGTATGAGGGTCTGGAACAGGCATTCATGCAGGATGGGCAGTTCCAGGCCGCGCGCCTCGGGGGACTGCAAGAGCAGCTCGGGGAGCAGGGACTCCAGGATGTTGATGTCAGCTCGTGGGGCTTGCTTGCCGATATTCAGAACGCAGAGACGCCCGAACAGATCGCCGCCGCCGCGCGCGAATTTGAGCAACTCACCGGGCAAGAAGCGGTCAGCACGACCGATCGCGACGCGCTCTTTGAACAGGTTGCCCAGGCGGGCAAGGATGGCGCGCTACTGTCGGAGGGGCAAGAGCGCGCGAAACTCGAAAGTGACATGACGGCTGCTGCCGAGCAGAGCGGGAAGAAGCTCTACGAGCTTGCAAATGCTGCCGATCAACTGGCGTTGAAGTTTATGGAGATCGGCGGCATGGCACCCGGCCCGCTGGGTGGGCTGGCGCCGATCGCCATGGGCGGCGCGGCGGGCGCGGGCGCGTCCGCGGCGGGCCAGTGGGCCCTGGGTAAGGCAGGTACCGCGATCGGCGCCCGGCTGGGCATCGGCGGCGCGGTCAGTGCCGCCGGGGGTGCTGCTGCCGGGGGCGGGGGTATTCTCAGCACGATCGGCGGGGCGCTGGGTATCGGGGGGGCAGGGGCCGCCACCGGGGCCGCGGGCGCCGCCACCGGCGGCGGGGGTATTCTCGGATCGATCGGGAGCGCGCTCGGGCTCGGTGGCGCCGCAGGTGCTACCGGCGCAGCAGGGGCAGCGGGTGCGACCGGCGCCGCGGGTGCGACCGGCGCCGCAGGGGCCACCGGGGCAGCAGGGGCAGGCGCGACGATCGCGGGCGTGCTGGCACCGCTGGCTGCCGTGTTCGGCGGATCGGAGATCGCCCACCGCGGGCTGGGCACCGAGCGCATCTTGAGCGAACACCACCGCGAAACGATGGGGCGCGGCGTGCAGCAGCTCACATCCGGCGAGCAAGGGATCGGCGATGTTGCCGAGGGCGTTGGGGCGGTCGCGTGGAGCATCCCCAGCGTGATCGCGGGCGCCGGGGGCGGGGCCTGGAATGCCCTGACTGGCGGGGAAGGTGGCTTTCAGGAAGGCTACCGAGATACCTTTTTCGGCATGCATCGCTTCGATACCGCCGGGCGCCGCCAGTGGGAGGCCGAAGAGGCGCGCGAGCAAGTCGCGCAGGAGGGCCGCCAGGAGGCCGAACGCGAGCAACCCGAAGCCGACAGCGACGCCGAGGCGCTCATGACCTTCGCGGGCGCGCTCGACGAAGCCACGCGCGCCTTGCGCGGGTTCCGGGGCGCAGTTGAGGGACGCGCGATCGACCAGGCCGACACCGAACCCGCCGCGGGGCCTGCTGCTGAGCAGGCCGATCCCGATCGCGCGTCCCAACGCATGAAACAACGCCCGGGCGCGGGGGAGGTGCCCACGCTGGCACCAGGGGCCGATCTGGCACCGTTCGCAGGTATAACCGGCGGGCCGTTCTCAACCCGAGAACCCGCCGCGGGTGGTCTCACTGGCAACGTTGCCAGTGAGCGCGCGCCGATCGTCGCCAGTGCCGCGGGCGGCTGGTGGAATGTGCCAGAGGATGAGCAGCCCGCGCTGCTCCACCGGCAAGAAATGGTACTCCCTGCCAATCTGGCGCAGGACTTGCGCGAACAGATCGAGCGACCCGCGATCACGGCAGACGAGGCGCAGGAGGCCGCGATCAATGTGCGCGTGCAGATCGACCCGATCCGCATCGAATGGCCCGGCGGCGGCACGACCGTACAGCCCCGCGCTACGCAGCAGCAAGATCCTTTCGCTGGCATCCGCATGAACACGCCCGATCGGCGTCCCGGGGGCATGTTATGAGACAGGTCACGTCCTACAGCCCGAAGATCCGCGCTGCGATCCACACCCGCAGCGAAGGCGAGATCGATCTCACTTCGGAAATCCTGAGTGGGCATGTCTCTCGCGGGATCAATCAGCCCGCCGGACAATGGTCGCTCACGCTCACGGGCGCCGGATCACTGGCAGACCGGATCGCGCCTATGGATTATATCGAGATATACATGGCGCGAACCCCAACGAGCACGGGGATCCTCGATCTGATTATGCGCGGTTTTGTTGATAACGTGAGCCAGACGACCGCGCCCGGCACACGCCGCGTGCAGATCAACGGACGGGATTATGGGAAGCTCCTGATGCAATTCCAGGTGTATTACCTCAACGAGCTTGATCCGACCATGAGCCTGATCCCGCAGGCGCGACTAGAGATCAACTTCGGCCTCGGGAGTGGACTGATCACGCCACAGCAATTTGTCGTCGGGGTCAATCGCAGCATCGTGAGCCCGAACATAGACGCGCTCACGCGCAGCAACAGCGCGATCCCGCAGCTCCGCACGGCGGTCAAGGTGCCGCGCGATCTGGCAGTCAATGGCCTGAGTATTCAGCAATTCACGGGCAGCGTGTGGAATTTGCTCTCACAATACGCCAGCAGGCCATGGATCGAGATGTTTGTGATCGACCGACTCGACGGGCCCGATCTGGTGTTTCGGTATGCGCCGCTCAAAACCTACAGCAATGCATGGATCGACTCCTCCTATAGCGCGGCATTCCACACGATCCCGAATACGAGCATTGAACAGATGAATGTCAGCACCTCCGACAATGAGGTGTATAGCTATTACTTCACGTATCCCGTCTACAGCTTCCTGGAGCGGCAAGCAGTAAAAGCAGAAGGGATCGACGTGCAACGAAACCCGAAGCTCGATCAAGGCGCGCTCGATCTGTATGGATTCCGTCCGCTAGAGGTGGCCACAACCCTGATCCCGGCCCTCGTTGGCATTCCGCACGCGGAAGCCGAGCAGCAGCGCAGCAACACGCTAGAGATTGCCGCGAGCCTGAATGATTGGATGTATCGCGCGAACGTGGATAATGCGCGCTTTCGCTCCGGCTCGATCACGGTGCAAGGGGCAGGGACGCAGCCGGGCACGTATGCGCGCTTTCCTGATCTGGGATGGGAATACTACGTTGCATCAGTGTCGCATGAGTTTTCGGTTGAAGGGGGCAGCTACCGCACGACGTTGGGCGTCGTGCGCGGGTGCCCGGCATGAGGAGCCGTCATGGCAGATAGTACACACGAAACACTTGCCCACATCCGCCGGGTGCAGGTGCTCCTGTTTGAGGCGATCCACCGGTTGCAGCTCCGGGCAATGATGCACGATGGGAGCAAGCTCGTAGCGCCAGAAAAGGGGATGTTCGACCGCTACACGCCGCTGCCGCGAGATATCGACTACGGCAGCGATGCGTACCACCAGATCCTTGAGGAGATGCGGCAGACGGCCCTATCGCATCATTATGCGAACAATCGGCATCACCCGGAACACTTTCCAGACGGCATCCGCGACATGACCCTGCTCGATCTCCTGGAGATGTTGATCGATTGGAAGGCTGCCAGCGAGCGCCACGCCTCCGGCGATATCCGGCGCAGTCTGGAGATCAATGCAGGGCGATTCGAGATAGGCGACGATCTCAAGGGTATCCTTGCCCACACGATCGAAGAACTCTGGGGAGAATGATGCATCAGCAACCAGGACTCCAGCCACAACACGCGCCCGGGCGCGCCGCGTTCCACCTGGTGATCGGGCGCGTGGTCGCCTATGACCAGCCCAGCGACACGATCACGGTTGAGTTACTCGACGGCGGGCGGGTTGAGAACGTCGTGATCTCGTATGCGTTTGCCGGGCGCGCGTTCGGCGCGGCAGGGCTCCCGCCAGTGAGCGACGGATCCGCGGCGGCCACGGGCCAGAATGACACCTATGCAATCATCCTCTTTTTGCAGGGCCATGCCGATATGCCGATCGCTATCGGCTTTCTCCACCCCACCGATAGCGCGCTCTTCACCCGGCCCGAGGACACAACGATCGAGCGCCAGATCGGCAGGCAGACCGCGCTGCACTTTGCCGATGGCACCAGCGAATGGCACGCGCCCGGCGTGACTATGCGCGTCGGAGAAGGCGATCCAGCCACGCTTGCGGGTGCCCTGAATGCCTCAGGGCCCGCCGTGCCGATCGTGCTGCAAAACAGCAACGGGATCCGCGTTTCCATCGAAGGCGATGCGATCCGCGTGACCGTGGGCACGCATTTCTACATTAACGACGTGCCAGTCATCTGGTCAGACCAGACCCCGAACCCGATCGGCCCGCCAGGCGCGGCGGGCGGCGGGCTCGAATTCTCCCGACAGGATCACACACACCCGGTTGACTGGGAAACTGGCACCCCACCGGCAGATACCTACAGCGGGAGCCCGGGCAGCAGTGAGACATTCGCGCGCGGCGATCATGAGCATCCGATTTTCCCGGAATTCACGCTGCACCAGCAAACCTTGCCCGTTGGGGCGGGTGTGATACCGGAGCCCGAACCAGAGCCCGAGGTGCTGTCGTATGGCCTTCAGATCTCCGATGTGCGCCCGCGGAGCGGGATCGTTACCGGCAGCGATGGGCATATCTCGGAGATCGGGACGGGCCTCATTATGTCGGAGACGGGCCGCCTGGCCGTGTCCGACTTCGTAGCACCCGGCCCGCACGCGCCCGAGCATCACGCCGGAGGCGTCGATCCGCTCACCTTGAGCCTGATCGCGGGCGTGATTACGGCGCAGCAGCATACCCAGCAACCGGGCGGCGATCTGCATGCCATGGGCACCACCGACACGCCCGGGTTTGCCCAGCTCGCCAACGACAGCAGCACCCAGAGCGGGCGCGCCGTGCAAGGCAGCGATTACCGCCTGACCCAGGATTATGAACACGTGCCGCTGCCCCACGCGATCGACAGCGACCGCCACACGGGCAGCATTAGCGAGAGCCAGCACGGGCAGCAGCCCGGCGGCGATTTGCATGCACTGGCGACGACCGCCGCGCCCGGGTTTGTCCAGCTCGCCAACGACAGCAGCACCCAGAGCGGGCGCGCCGTGCAGGGCAATGACAGCCGCCTCTTGCCCGCCTACGCACACGATCCGCGCGCCCACGCGGCCACGCACGCGAACGGAGGCAGCGATCCGATCGCCCCGGCGGATATCGGCGCCGCGGCGGACGATCACACCCATACACCCGCCGAGCTCGGTGCAGCAGCAGCAGATCACACCCATACACCAGGCTCGGTAGGTGCCGCGCCGATCGACCACACCCATACGCCCGATGAATGCGGCGCCGCGCCTGAGGTGCACGGGCATGCCCCGGCAGATATCGCGCCACAGGGCAGCGGGAGCGGGCTCGATGCCGACACGATCGACGGGATGCACGCGGCGGAGTTTGCGCCCGTGAATCACACACACAGCATGGGCAGCCCGACCGATCCGCCGGACAATCTCAGTCAGCTCGCAGGCACGATCAACGACGCACAACACGGGCAGCGCGGCGGCGGCGATCTGCATGCGCTGGCGACAACCAGCGCGCCCGGATTTGTGCAGCTCGCAGCGGCGGGCGATGCGACGCCCGGGCTGGCGGTGGCTGCCGATGATCCGCGGCTGCTGCCGAGTGAGGACGTAGGCATACACGGCGATCACCACTATACGACCGATCTGATCGACTATGCCTTGCAGCGGCGGCGCGTGCCAATCGGCAGCACGATCACCGTGCCGCCAGAGTATGACATGCGCCTCCCGCCAGGCGCGGCGAATTATGGCACGATCGCGCTACAAAACGGCGCGCGGCTGATTGTAGGCTAACGATGCACATAGATGACTACACGCTACTCATCCTGCGAACATTCACGAACGGCGGCCCGCTCACGGCAGAGGGCCCGGGGGCGATTGATACCTCCGGACGGCTGATCAACAGCAGCACGATTACGCTGGTCGAGGAGCTGCGCATAGATGGCACGCTGATCCTCGAGGGCAATGGGGAGATCATGATCGAGGCAACGCCATGAGTGGGTATACACTTGGATTCCAGGGCACGGTGTGGGAATTCCCGATCGGCCCGGATTCGCTCGAGATCTCCTATACAGCCCTGACTAATGCCGTGCCCACGTTCGCGGGGGCCTACCTCGATCATTTCGGGAGCGGGATCGGGACGATCACCCTGAGCGCGGCCACCGGGTGGGGCGTGGGCGATCGGAAGGGGCGTCCGGATGGCAGGGCCGCGATCGTGAGCCTGAAAAATCTCTATCAGGCGTATCTCAACGCGGCCAGCGCGGCGAGCAACCCGCAGAGCGTCAGCATGACCTTTGCCGATACTATCGCGGGCCTCTCGTTTGAGGTTGCCCCGGATCGCTCGGGGCTGCGCTTGCAGCAGCACAAACAGAGCCCGCTGATCCGCCGCTTTTCGCTCACCTTGCACGTGCTGCGGGAGACCAGCGGCGGCCATGTGATTGCAACGCCCTACACGCCTGTTCGTACCAATAGCATTACCCTCTCCGCGGGGCCAGCGCTGGCCCAGGCCCAGACTGATAGCCAGGCGCTCTTGAGCCTGGCCACGCAGCCCCAGGCATACACTGTGCAGGCGGGCGATAGCCTCACGGCAATTGCGGGGATGTTTGGCACGACGATCGACACTATTGTCGAGTTGAATGGGATCCGTAACCCGGACATGATCGACGCCGGGCAAATACTCACGATTAGTTAGGAGGCAACACGATGAAAGACGGAGCACACTGGAATGTTGTATGGAATGTAGAAAAGCGCGCGGGCAACTGGTCAGGCACACAGATCGCCGCCGGGGAGGCGCCTGAACCGTATGAGCGGCTCGATCGGGACGGGAACATGCTGATGTATGGGGGCGCTAGCGCGATCTACCTCCGCCTGCTCGGAGGCACCACAGTGCCTCCGTTCGATGCATCAAACGCGCATCTTGGGATCGGCGATGACAACACGGCAGAAGATCCAGAACAGACCGATCTGCAAGCCGCTGTGAATAAACACTATCAGCTTGTCGATAGTGTCCAGCACACCGACGGTACCGACGCCGCCGCCGCGACCGTCGTGTTTACCGCCACATTTGGCGCGAATGACGGAAATTTTGCATGGAACGAATGGGGCATTTTCAACGCGGCCAGTGCAGGGCGGATGCTGAATCGGAAGGTTGAGACGCTTGGGACGAAAACTGTAGGCACGACGTGGACACTGAGTGTTACTATTACGTTGAGTTAGTGCTATGACATGGTTCGACGACCCTCGATGTACTATATCTCGCCCTGGACACAGTACTCTTGTGTCATATGCAACCGGGAAACTCACGCACGGCGGCGCGTCGCTGTTTATTAGCATGTTGACAGGATCACGGACTCCGGTCGTCGATCATCTTGTATCTTCCATCAGCACAAATGCCACCCCTGCTGAAGCAACTGACACGGGCGTAGATATGCCACTCAATGAGCCTGGTGTTGTGTTCTATCAGGAAAATGATCTTCTGGACGTAGGTATCGTTTTTCAGGTTTCCTCATATTTGATGAATACAGGAAGCACAACAATCTCTGTTGGATCGTGGGGGCTGTTCTGGGCAAACTGGCAGACGCATGCCCCGGCAGATCTGACAAACGAACGGCTGATCGTGCGAGGGGCCCTTGATCCTCCACTTGACATGCTTCCCGGCGATCAGTGGCGTGTCTGGATTCAGATCTCTCCGATTAACACATTCAGCGATCAATCTGCTCCACCGATCGTCAAAACAGCCGATCTTGGGAGTATTGACGAAAGTCGCACATGGGGAGATCGGGGGTTGGTCATTGCCGACACCGACACCATGGCCGATGCTTCGCTCTGGTTTCAACTTGGCGACGCCTTTGCCGCTGCCGACGCCTCAACATGGGGCGATCGGGAGCACGTTGGGGACGAGAGCGCGATCGCGCGGGAGTCCTGGTTCCGGGAAGATCTTGGGGCAGAAGATGCTGCCATGGCCGAGGTTGCGACGCTCCTACAGAGCGATGTGCAGGTCGAAACGTGGTCATGGACTGCCGATCGGCGGCACTACCTCAGGCGGCACCCGTCGATCTTTCAACTGGCGCGCCTGATCAATCAGAGTGCCGGGCGCAACTATGACGCCGAGGGCCGCGCGCTGCTGCTGCGTCTTTTACAGACGGCACTGGCCGCCAGTCACGACCTGCGCCCGGCGGCGCACTATCCGCAGGCGCAGCATGCGACGTTCGGGGCGTTGCGCCGGGTGCTCTGGCGCGCGCTGTATGGGCACATCGCTACGCCCGCCGAGGGGTATGGCGGGCCGATCCTGACAGAGGGCGCCGCGGACGCGCTGACTATCCTGGAAACACAGGATCCGCTGATGACGCGCCCGCCGGATCGGGTGGCGACGCTCGATCGGCTCCTTGCAGGCATTGGCTGGAGGGCTGATCCATGACCGTGCATCAACTCACGACCAGCGACACGCTGCACAGCCTGTCCGTAGCCTACTATGGCGACGCGGGGCAGTGGCGCGCAATCGCCCAGGCCAACGACCTGAGGCCGCCCTATATCAGCGACGATCCGTTGCTGCAATACGGTGCGCTGCTCGCGACGCTCACCCTCGATCTGCCCGCCGCGCCAGGGCAGACCCAGATCACGCTGGCGAGCAGCAGCCCCCTGCTACGCCCGGGTATGCGGCTGGTATTCACGCGGCGCCAGGCCGACGGCGCGCAGATTATCGAAGCCGCGACGCTGGCGAGCAGCAGCGGGCGGCTGGCAGCGCTTCAGGAGCCGCTGACCCAGCCACACCCGGCCCAGACGACGATCCGGGTGCATCCGCCGCCGCTTGCCGTCGCGGGGCGCGTGGCGCGCCCGGGCGAAACGTTACTCATTCCAGGGGGCAGCACCAGCGAGCGCAGCGCAAACGATCGCTATGGGCGCGATCTGGCGGTCGATCCTGAGGCCGGAATCCTGTTTACACCTGAGGGCGATATTGCCACCGTCGGCGGCGTGGCCAATTTACAGCAGCAAATGCGCCACCGCCTGATCGTGAGTCCCGGCGGGCTGCTCCGGCATCCGGACTACGGCAACGGCGCGCAGGCGTATGTAGGACGCGAGAGTACCGCCGCGATCCGCGCGCTGATGCAAAGCCAGCTCGCAACCAGTGCCCTGGATGATCCGCGGATTGTATCGGTTGAGCAGGTAGTGATCACGGCATCGGGTACCACCGTAACCGCGAGCGCGCGCCTGATCGCCGCGTCGGATATTGTTGATCTGAGTGTGAGGTTGTAATGCCGACGTTTGAGGAGTATCTGATCGACATGGCCGCCTATGCGCGGCTGCAAACGCCCGAGCTGACCGATCTGCAACCCGGATCGGTCATGCGCTCGTTGCTCGAGCTCATGGCCGCGCAACTCGAAACTGCGTACTATAGCGCCTATGACCAGACGCAGCAGGCGATCACGGAGTCCGCCTATCGGATCTGGGAGTTCGATCGGCGCCCGGCCCGCGCGGCATACGGGATCGTGCGCTTCACTGCCACCGCGCAGATTGACACCGCGATCGCTATTCCGGCGGGCACTGTCGTGCGCGTGCCCAACACCGCGCGCATCTATCGCACGCAGGCCGCGGCGACGTTTCCCAGCGGCCCGATCGGCACCACGTTGGAGGTGCCGATCCTGGCGATTGGCACGGGTAAACTGTACAACACGCCCGCGGGGACGATCATCGAGATCGGCAGCGCATTGTCAGGCTTGAGCGTGACCAATCCCGCCGCGATTGTGACGGGCGCGGATGCGGAGACCGACGAAGAGCGGTTGCAGCGCTTTGCGACATTCGTGCGCTCCTTTCATCGTGCCAGCGCATCCGCAGTCGAGTATGCCGCCGAGCAGGCCGTGATCACCGACCCGGCGAGCGGGATCGTGATCGAGCGCGTGATGAGCGCGCGCGCGCGTGACGTGTCGCCAGGTGTGGCGATCTGCTATGTATCGAATGGCAGCGGCAACGCCCCGAGCGCGGCCCTGCTGAGCGCGGCTGATGCACTCGTGCAGGCATACAAGGCCGCCGGGGTGCAGATGACCACGAGCGCGGCGGCGCTCAATCTGGCGAGTGTGGCAGTTGAGGTATTGCCTGCTGCAAACTACACCCTCACCATGGTGCAGACCTCGGTACGCGATCGGGTGCGGGCGTTTTTTGATGCACTTAGCATCGGCGAGCCTCTGTATCTGGAGCGGTTGATCAGCGCGATCCTCGAAGTACCTGGAATCGTGACGCTCAATCTTACCGCACCGGCAGACGATGTAGCAGCGGCAGAGGATGAAGAGATCGCACTTAATGGCAACCCGACGGTTACGGAGATGGTTCTATGACATCGATCGACCTGATTGAATCCCTACACCCGGCGATCAACGCCTCCCCGCTGGCGATCCAGGTGATCGGGCTGGCACCGAACGCAGCTGCGTGGATCCAGATCGATGATGAGGCGATCGCCGTCGTCATCGGCGAAAGCAGCAGCACCTACCAGCTTGCAGAGTACACGATCGCCACCTTGATCGCGGCACTCCCCGCGGCGCTGGGGGCAACACTCAAGGCGGCAGACTGGGCCGACGTGGGCGCGCATTGCCTGATCCCCGCGGCGCATACGCTGCACAGCGGGCAGGCGGCTACACTGGGCGCCTACACGGCGGGCCTGTGGCGCGTTGTGCGGCCCCTGGCGGCGGGCCTGCGCCAATCCGGCAGAGATACCGGCCTGCTGCTGCAACAGACTGATATTCGCCTCGTGGCGGGCGCGTGGCTCGATTTCTGGGGCATTCTCTGGAATGTGCCGCGCCTTGCTGGCGAGAGTGATCCCGACTACCGGCGGCGCTTTTTGTATGAGCTCACCCTCCCGCGCACGACCGCGGGCGGGATCGCCCGCCTGATCGAACTCAGCGAGGGCTACCGCGGCACGGTTGTGGATGCCCCCACGGCGGGCCATTTTGAAGTGACGCTCGAAGTGCCGACGGATGTAGATGTGGAGTCCGAGTTCGATCGGATTAGTGCCCTGATCGACCGCTACAAAGCGGTGGGCACAACCTACACGCTCTACATGCGCGGCCTGGTCGTGCTGAGCCTCCCGGCTGAGGGTATCCAGGCCAGCTACTTGGATTTCCCCGATCAGTATGCGCGCAGTGATGCTATCGCAGGCAATGCGATGCGGGATTATATCGCGGTTTTCTGGACAGCGCGCCAGGATCCCGTTATTCATTACCACGCTACTCATTACTGGTACTACCTCAGCCTGATCAATTGGCGCACGCATGAGGTGCAGCATATTCCAATCCAGACGTACGAGGCATATGATCTCATTTTGTGGCGCGATGGATTCAGCGCGGAAAACATACCATTCGGCATTGCATACGACCCATTGCGGCGCAGCATATACATTAGTGCTACATCTGAATGGCAGATCGACACACCCGGCGAAACCGGCGATCCTGTGCCTCCATTTGCCCATATGACCTATGTGCCCGAGACACATGAAATATGGGCCAGCAGCGGCAAAACAGAAGCTACGTATGATTCCATTCAGATTATTGATCAGGCAGGCGCCACCACCGAGTTTGATATCATTCCATCGTATGAGCGGATCTTTATCCAGGATGTTTTGTATGTCCCGTCTACCGGCCATGTGTACGTGATCGATAGGTACTACGCGCGAATTCTCCAGATCGACCCGATTGCGCGCTCGGTCGTTGCTGAGATGCCGACAGGCACAAATTGGTGGTATTGGCCAGGGCGCATGATATACCATGCACCCACCGATCGTATTTTGCTGCTGCAATATGTGTTTCATTCATCAAGTGGCGCATATCAGAGCTTGGGATCTTACGGAAGACATCCAGGGTGCATCGTGAACGCGATCGATCCAGCAACACTGGTCATCACACAGAGCAGTGTAGAGATCGGCCCATATTCTACTGGCATAATGGATGAGCCAGCGAATCCATTCTATGAACATCTGGTTTATGTCCCTACCACAGATGCAATCTACCTGATAACAGGGCGTGAGATGCACCGTTTCGAGGGCACCCCAAACACGAGGGGGGTTGCGCGCCTCAATCCTGCCACGTTGGCATTTGAAGCTACGCTCGACACCACTCCATTGAGCTATCGCACACACTGCCCCGCGTGGCACCAGTCAGCACAGTGCATGTATGCGTTTGACGAGGACACGATCGACGGATTGCACATTGTGGCTTTTGACGATCTCGCAAAGGACGATGCACGCAGCTTTACCGTTCCACTGCCGGATCTGCCCGGCAATGTGACTGTGCATAGTCTCAAGACGCATGGGTACGGTAATGTGGCTCCTATTGCTTATATACTCACGGATTATCGCGCGGGCCTGCAATACGACCTCGGGCGCGCCACACTGGAGGATTGAACTATGGCACAAGATGCACTGGTAACGGATCAACTCGGAGTCTCACTTGCTCACTTGCTTGTCAACGGCGGGCCGATCTACCTCGCTGTGGGCGAGGGTCTCAGCGCGTGGGATAGCGCAGACGTGACGCCCCAACCCGCCGTTGACCAGGCGACACTGCACAACGAGCTGGCGCGCGTGGCGGCCACGGTCGAGTATCTCGACGACAGCGGCGCCGTGAGCGTGAGTCCGACGCGCACGATCCAATGCACGGCAGAGTATGCGGTAGGCGTAGCAAACGGGACACTTCGAGAGATGGGGTTGTTTGTGTCAGGCAGCGCCACCGCCGACAGCGGGTACATGGTGGCGGCGGCCAACTTCCCTGCCGTGAGCAAGGCGGCAGGAGCAGAGGACTATATTCTCACGCGAAAAATGCGCCTGACACTGCAAGGGTAGGGTATAATAAGAGTGGTTGAAAGACCACAGGCGTACACGAAGGCCCCGAGGATTACCCCGGGGCTTTTGTGTGTTCACTGACCATAAAATACGCCGCCGCGGCGCGCGTCGTGCAGGTCTGGCAGACGATGCGAAAGGCATGCGCCGCCCCAGCGCCCGGGCCGGTGATCGGCGCGCCACACTCCGCACAGCAACCGCGCTGCCACGCCGGGCGGGCTGGCACCTCGTGAAGCGAGGCATCCGCCGCGCGCTGCGCCTTCGTGCGGCGACCCTTCGGACGAAAGCTCATGCCGCGCCCCCTTCCCCGCACAGCTCAGCACGAAGCGCCTGCCCCAGGTGGCGGAAGTGCTCTTGTGCCGCCGTGTAGGTTTCGCAGGTTGCTGTATCGCCGGTGTGTGTCGTGATCTCGTAGTGATAACGATCCGGGCCCCATTGCGTTACCATGGCCGGGAGCCAGCGACGTGAGCCGGACACCGGGCGCGCCGTGATGCTGCCAAGGATCTGCACGCAGGTGGGGGTGTGCAGGCGGGCAACGATGCACCCGCCGCTCTGCTCATTGAAGGTGATCATGGTGTGTCCTTCCATGCGGGCCAGCGCTGCGCCGACCCGCTGCTGCTGCTATCCTACCGGATGACCTCTTGTTCGCGCCCGCAGCAATGACAGCACCCTGTCGTGCCATCATCGGCGCTAGCCCAGTCGATTTCAGCACCAGCCTGGGCGCAAGCATCGCAGAGCGCAGTCAAGCTGTAGCCATCTTCGTCCTCGTTCTCCCAGTCGTGATACCAATTCACTGCATAGGTGGGGGTGTAGCGTCGCATCGTGATTTCTCCTTGTGGTATGGCGGGCCGGGAGTGCCGACCCGCTGCTGCTGCTACTTAAAACCCGCGGGTGATCTTCATTTCACCCGGCATTCGGAGCGTCTCAGGATCGAGCTGTGCCCTCCGGCGCTCCGTTTCATAGGCGTCGTAGGCAGCCTTATCAGCAAAGACCAGCACGCGGTCATACGATATGCCGTAATGGATGATCTTGACCACCGTGCCCGTGGCGAGATTGCAGTAGGTATCAAACGGTCGCATCGTGCCGCCGCCGGTGTGGACACAGTTGTCAATCAATCGGGCGTCTTGATTATACGTGGACGGGCGCGTGCCAAGCAGTGCCGTAACCTGATCGGCATAGTCAGGCCCATAGACAATGGTGTGCACGGTGTAGAGGGTATTGGTATCAGTCACAGGTGTGTCCTTCCTAATGTGTATCGAGTACAGCATATGTACTAAGGTCAGTATACACCCTCATTGACAACATGTCAAGCTCGGTATATACTAAGCCTGGAAATCGCACAAAGAGGGGGGGCGGAATGATTAGGTTGAACATCAAACCGATCGCAGAAGCGCAGGGGCTCACGATGTACGCCCTCCAGCAGCGCGCGGGTGTCAGCATGGGCGCCGTGCGGCGCTATTGGTATAGCACCTCGGACGGCAAGTCGCACGGGCGCCCGTTGCGCATGCTGCACCTGGAGCAGCTTGAGGCGGTTGCGGCTGCACTCGGTGTCGATCCTGGCCAGTTATTGCACGTCGTGCCAGATCAGGCGTCCCAAATGTAACTTTTCGGCTCAAAAATTACATTCTGCCAGGAGAATGCAACAGAGCTTACAAGGTGGAGCGCGCCGGAGGGCCAACTCCGGCGCACCAGGGAGGTAGTCAGGTAGGGTTCTATGGGGCTTGCTTCCGGCAGCACGGAGGGAAAGCTACGCAGAAGCACGGCGCTATTGTACCACATCCGTGCTATTCCACGCCCCACGCGGCGCGCGCGGCAGCGAGCACGATCCGCTGCACATCCGCCTCCGTGGCGCGGATCACCGCGGCGATCACCGGGTTGGCTGCCTGCCCCGGGTGGATCCAGGATGACGGATCGCTGCGCTCTGACACCGTGCGCCATGTCCAGTAGGTAGATTGTTCAGTCTTGCCATACTGCTTTTTGATCTGCCGCATGCCGTGGTAGAGGCCATATTTCCAGGTGTAATTGGTTGCCATCGGCGCCTCTTCATCCCGTGCGAGCGCCTGAAGGTTCACGACCGCGGCCAGCTTGCTGCGCTGCCCGAGCTGCTCACCCATCCCCGGATCGCCAGGATCCTGGAATGCGCCCGACTTCCGCACGATCTTGTACACATCGGGCGGCATCACCGCGCCGTGCGCCCGGTTGGCACTGGTGCCTTTTTGTGGAGTCATGTGCCGGAAGGGCACGGCGATGTATTTTTGCCCCTTTTTGCCCGTCTTGGCAGACTTGCTTCGCAACAGGCCGGGCTTGATATCAAATCCCGCGTACCCATCCTCTACGCGATCGACGTGCTCATAGGTGCATACCACCGTCGCGTGGAGTGGCTCAGGGAGTTGTAGCGCCTCTCCCGTGTGCAGGCTTTCGTAATAGTCATCATCGTGCACAGGGCGCGTCATACCCGGCAGCATCGCCCCCTGCACGGCACTGGCCCACGTATCGCGCACGTGTTGCGCAGCACTCATCATGCCCCGACGCAGCACCTCAAGATCGGGCCGCGCGGCCCGCTCGGCAGCCGCTTCAATAGCAGAGAGGTCGATCGCTATCGCAAAATGACTCATTCCCACACCGCCGTGATCGTGTCGGCTGGCAGCGTTGCCTGCCAGGTCACTGGCTGATCGTCGGGCAATACCGCGCCCACGCCTGCCAGGTGGCGCTTCCGCAGCAGCACCCGCTGCCCCAGGCCCGCGCCGCGGTCGATCCGTTGCACCGTCACACCCGGATACACAACCCAGTCATAGATTGCATCATAGCGCACGGCATAGGCGGCCCCCATCGCGGGCCCGCGCCCGGCTGCCCAGACGACGCGGCGCCCTTCGATAGTATAGTCGAGATCGCGTTGAAACCAGATCCGCGCGCCAGTCGAGGGATTGTGTTGCTCGACCAGGCGGATCAGCGACGGGCGATAGCTGAGCAGATCCTCACCCCGGATCAGTGTATCGCCTTCGTAGGCTTGCCCGTAGCCCAGGCGGATCACGTCGTAATCGCTGATCACGAGCTGCCCGGCGGGCAGCACCTCAGGTGAAAAGGTCATGTCCCCAGGCATAGCGAGCCCGCTTTGCAGCAGCGTGCGATCGCCGCTGTTCAGTGCCGCGACCAGGCCACGCACGCGGCGCCCGTGCCCATAGGCGCGCCCCGAGCCGCCGCACACCTGGCACGTGGGCAGCGGATGTCCCTCGGGCTGCTCACGGGCGCACGAGCACGGCAGCACGGGGTAGTGAATTACGTATTCGCCTAACTCGCGGGTCAGGCGGCGCTGGGCGGGTATGTCGTGCAGGCTATTCGACAGGGGCATTACAGCACCACGATATTCGGGCCCGCAAACCGTTGCCGCAGGCGCGGCAAGTTGGTGTCAAGCCACTGCTGATAGTAGCCGATCTTCTCGCTATAGGCACCCTGCGGGCTGTAGCTCCAATTTTCCGACACCCCTTCCCGGCTGGCACTGCGGGAGGTGCGGCCCGTCGTAGCGGCGAGCGAGAGGTCTTGCAGCGCAGAGAGCGCGGCCTGTATGCCGATCGCCTCCCGGATCGGGGTGTAATCGCCATCCAGGGCGCGCAGGCCAGAGACCACGCGAAAGTGCCAGAAATCAGAGATAAATCGCCGCTGGCGCAACAGGCCATACAGGTAGGTTCCGGCGTGTGTTTGCAGCAATGCGCTGCCGGTGGTCGGCACCAGCGTGATGATCGCAGATCGCTCATCGATCGTAATCCACTCATCAGGCAGGCTCAACACGTGCTGACCAGCGTGCCAACCCTCGATTGTGATCACCCGCTGGAGCGGGCGCGCGAGCGGCGTTTCGAGTGGGATCGTGGTCATTTTGCCGCTTTCATAGATGCGCGCATCGGCGATCTGGTCATAGTAGAGGCCCGCCGCCGGATCGGTGGTGATGATCGCGGTTTCGAGCTGTAATTGCAGCCGGGTCTGGATTGTACCATAGGCGCGCGCGAGATATTCCATGAGCCGCTCATCTGTCAGGCGCCAGTTATCAATGATCAGCGTTTCGGGCATGGAACTATCCGGCAGCAGATCCGGATCGACCTCGATTTGTACATAGGCGTCGCCTTCGGGCGTCAGCAGGGTGAGGGTCTGTAGATCGTCCCCATCAACCTGCACCAGGGGCCCGCCGCGCCAACTCAGCGCGCGCGGCTCGGACTGGTAGACCAGCACGCCCGGGCCCTTGAGCATCCCCGGATCGACGTAGGTGATCGCTACGCCTGTGATCGCCTTCGGTTGTGCAACCGGCGCGAGCACGGCCTCAACGTGCAGCGGCAGGCCCATCAGGTAGGTATGTTTGAGTTCGGAGATTGGCACCGTCCGCACGGCAAACGACCGCGAGCGGGCCAGCTCGGGGCCGCCCTCGGGCTCGCGGGCCACGATCGCATAATCCCCCTGTCGGGCCCAGTTCAGATCAGGATCGAGGTGTGTTGTGAGATCTCGCAGATCGAACGTGATCGGCGCGCTTTCTGTTGGGGGTGTGATCGTCTGCACGGCAATATCGCCGTACCCATCGAGACGGGTCAGGGCGATCTCGCATGTCTGAGCTGGCGTTGCCTCATAGAGCGTTGCGCCGATCTGATGCATGCCCGCATAGCGGGAGTATTCGCGCGCGTGCAATTTGATCCGCATAAGCCCCTCCTAGATCGGCGACGGATGGCCGCGCTCCCAGTGCCGATCGCGGGCCCCGACGATTACCCCATGGAGCTGCTTCCGCTTCTTGAGCAGCTCTCCATATCGTTTCGACAGCTCCGGATCGGGCCGCGCCCCCTGCGCTCTGAGTTGTGGCGCGATCTGTTTGATCTGCTCGTTGATCTGGTCATGC